AAGCATGTTAGCGGAGGGAACTCTTCTTTATTCTTCAAGGCATATGAGATGGGAGTAGAGAAGTGGCAGGGTAGATCCGTAGATGTGATCTGGCTTGACGAGGAACCTTCAAGGGATATATACTCGCAAGCTGTAACCCGAACGCTTGACAGGAGGGGGATGGTTTATATGACATTCACCCCCGAACAAGGAATGACAGAGACAGTTGCATCCTTTATGAACAACCTCCAACAAGGGCAGTCTTTAACCAACGCAACATGGGATGATGCTTCAGAGAAAGTCATCTCCATGAATGGACAGAATGGGCACCTTAACGAATTGGTGATGGAGCAGATCCTTTCTTCCTACTCTCCCCATGAGAGGGAGATGCGTAGATACGGTAGACCATCTATAGGTTCGGGCTTAGTCTTCCCTGTACAGGAAGACAAGGTGATTGTAGAGCCCTTTGAGATACCGATGGAGTGGGCTAGACTGTCAGCAATAGACTTTGGTTATGACCATCCCACAGCAGTAGTGTGGTTAGCATGGGATAAGGATGAGGATGTATACTATCTCTACGATTGCCATAGAATGTCCAAAGCCACACCGCACGTTCACTCTGGTTACATCAAAACCAGACCCAATTGGATACCAATGGTATTCCCCCATGATGGAAATAGGAAGGATTCTATGGGGAATCCAGGTCTAGCAGACCAATACAGGAGTCATGGTATCAACATGCTCCTTGATCACTTCACAAACCCCCCAGCTTTAGGGGAAAAGAAGGGTGGAAACTCCATAGAAACAGGTATAATGGCTATGCTTCAAGCTATGGAAAATGACCGATTTAAGGTGTTTTCCACACTTTCTGACTGGTTTGAGGAGTTTAGGATGTATCACAGGAAAGCAGGGAAGATCGTACCCGTAAGGGATGACTTAATGTCAGCAACAAGGTACGCATTTCAATCAATGGATAGATTTGGAATCTCTGGTGGAGAAGAAGACTGGAGTAAGGAAATTGAATATAAAAACATGGGCATTGTATGAAACTAACTGATGACGAAATTCTAAGTAGGATACAAGGAGAGATAACAGACTCACTTGGGTATGGTGGTGAGATCTCCAAACAGCGTGAAGATGCTATGCTCTACTACTATGGTCTTCCCTTTGGAAATGAGGTGGAAGGAAGAAGCCAGTATGTAGACTCCAGTGTCATGGATACGATTGAATGGATCAAACCTTCCCTGATGAAGATCTTTGCATCAGGTGATGAGGTGGTTGTTTTCAATCCGCAGGGTCCAGAGGATGTAGAGTCAGCCAAGCAAGCCACGGATTACGTTAATTATGTTTTCATGCGTGACAACCCTGGTTGGGAAATCCTTTACTCCTGGTTCACTGATGCACTTCTACAAAAGAATGGTATCGTTAAGTGTTGGTGGGATGAGACAGAGGATTGGAATCGGGAAGAGTACAACAATCTCGATGAAGTAGAATTCAACATGCTCATTATGAATGATGATGTTGAGATCATCGAGCACACTCCACGAATGGAGGAAGAGGGTGAATTCCATGATGTCACCATTAAACGAAGGAGACAGTCAGGAAGAGTAAAGATAGAGAATGTTCCACCTGATGAATTCTTAATCTCAAGGGAATCCAAGACAATACAGGATGCAAGATTTGTCTGTCACCGGGTTCTGAAAACTATGTCCCAATTAAGGGAGATGGGATTTGATATAGATGATGTAGAGGCAATGGGTGGTGGAGATACGGATATAGATGCGTTCTCCGCAGAAAGGTTATCACGGTATGAGTTTGATGACTCCGCTAAGTTCTGGTCAGGCTGGGGTGATGCTGCTGATAGTGAAGAGTTAAAGTCATACTGGCTGCATGAGAGTTACATCCGCATAGATGAAGATGGTGATGGGATTGCGGAACTCAGGAAGATCACCACTGTTGGTAGCCAGATCCTTGAGAATGACCTCATTGACAGGATTCCATTTGTAAGTGTTACCCCCATTAAGATTCCGCATAAGTTCTTTGGCTTGTCGATTGCGGATCTTGTCATGTCAATTCAGTTGATAAAATCTGTATTGACACGAAACCTCATGGATAACATGTACAACCAGAACTTTGGTAGATATGCTATACTAGAGGGTCAGGCTAACTTGGATGATTTGCTCACGCAAAGACCGGGCGGTATAGTGCGAGTCAAGTCACCAAACGCTATCATGCCGTTAGCCACACCACAGCTTGAACAAAGTTCATTCCAGATGCTTGACTACCTTGACAAGCTGAGAGAATCAAGATCCGGTGTAAGCAAGTACAGCCAGGGTCTAAATGAAAATGCACTAACCTCCCACACCACAGCACAGGCTGTGTCTGCCACGATGACAGCAGCACAGTCTCGTGTTGAACTGATTGCCAGGAGTTTCGCAGAAACAGGTGTGAAGGAGTTGATGCTCAATATATTTGAGTTAATCCAAAAGAACCAGGATCACGAAAGGATCATCAGGCTGAGAAATACTTTCGTCACAGTCAGACCAGACATGTGGCAGGATAGATACGATTGTACTGTTTCCGTAGGAATAGGAAGCGGTAATCGTGATCAGCAAATGATGCACCTTTCCACTATGCTTTCCTTCGCGGGTGATGCAATGAAGGGTGGTCTGAAGATTGTGAATCAGAAGAATCTTTACAACATGGGGGCAGCACTCATAAAGAATATGGGCTTCCAGAATGTTGAAGACTTCTTGACTGATCCCGATCAAGTACCTGACCAACCCAACCCCAAGGAATCGATGGACCAAATGGAGATGCAGCTTAAACAGAAAGAGATTGAAATCAAAGCTGCCGACATTCAAGTTAAACAGCAGAGGATAGAGTTGGAAGCCATGAAGACTCAGGTTGATGCTAACCTGAAGATGGCAGAGATCCAGCTTGAAGCTGAGCAAGGGAGACCCGTAGCAATTGGATGACAGAGCGCGTAGAGCGCAATCTCTACTAAACGATCCTCTCATTGTAGAGGCATTTGAAACACTTGAAAAAGATTTACTGGATACCTGGAAACAATCAGGTACCGGTGATAAGGAAACCAGAGAATCGCTCTGGTTAGCTATGAGACTGCTGGATAGACTTCGCATCCATCTTCAATCCATTTTGGAAACTGGACAGATGGCTGAGAAAATGCAGCAATACCAATTATAGGAGAATTAAAAAATGGCAGCGGATACGCAACCAGCCCCGCATGATATAGGTCTACCCCCAGGTGAGGGTAGCATTATGGAAGCAGAAAAGGCTATCATTGGCTTGCTCGACTCCGAAGAGGAGAAACCGAAAGCTGAGGAAGCAGAAGCGTCAGAGGAGGAAGTATCTGAAGGCGAACCCGAAGCATCCGAAGAAGAACCTGAAGCTGAAGAAGCGGAAGAGGAAGCAGAGGATGAAGAGGAAGAGTCACCTGAAGAAGAAGAAACTGAAGAGGAAGTTGACACACCTGATGTCTACACCGTTAAGATAAATGGTGAAGATCATGAGGTTACTGAAGATGAACTCATTAAGGGATACTCTCGACAGGCAGACTATACAAAGAAAACACAAGAGCTAAGTCAGTACCGCTCACAACTCGATCAGGCAGCACAGTTCTATCAGACCGAAGTTGCAGCGACTCAGGAAGCTCGACAGCAGTATATCAATTCTTTAGCGCAAGGAGTACAGCTTAGTCTCTCCTCGCTACAGGAGTTTGAGAACATTGACTGGGAACGGTTAAAGACCGAAGACAAGGAAGAATATCTTACAAAGAGGGATGACTTCCGAGAAGCCCAGAACAGTGTTCAGAAACTAAAACAGACACACGCACAAGAAGCAGAAAAGCAACAGGCTGAACAGCAACATCAGTTTCAAAATTGGGCACAGACTGAACATCAAAAGTTAGTCAGTATCCTTCCCGATTGGGGAGATCCAGTGAAACAGAAAGCGATTGCTGGTGAACTTAGAGAGTTCGCTTTTACCAAGGGCTTTGCCGAGGAAGAGTTAGCACAGCTTTTCGATCACCGTTCTATTCTAATCTTAATGCAAGCTAAAGCTTGGGAAGATGACCAGAAGAAGGTCAAAACAGTTAAGTCTAAAAAGATAAAGAACAAACCCAAAGTCATTAAAAGTGGCAAGGGTGTGCAGAAGTCTGACAGTGAAAAATCAAAAAGAACTGCGAATATGAAAAGACTTCGGGAGACTGGTCACCACAAAGATGCGGTAACACTCTTGGAGGACTTTATAGACTTACAAGAATAGGAGAAAAATTATGGCAGTTCCTACAAATACAATGCTGACTTACAGTGCTGTAGGTATTAGGGAAGACTTGTCAAACGTGATTTATAACATCGCTCCTATGGATACTCCTTTTTTCAGTGGTTGCGGTAGAGGCTCTGCAGACAATACGAAGTTTGAATGGCAGACTGATACCATTGCTGCAGGTACAGCTAACCAAGCTATAGAAGGAAATGACCCGACTAATGATGCGCGGGCAAATCCAGTGCGATTACATAACTACACGCAGATAAGTGTATACACAATCCAGTCATCTGGAACCAACCAGGCAGTCGATTATGCTGGCAGAAAATCTTCGCAAGCTTATCAGTTAGCGAAGAAAGCCAAGCAGATGAAACGTGACATAGAGTTCATGTTGACGAACAATGTTGTCATGGCTGTTGGTGACTCCACGGAAGCTAGGAAGAGTGCTGGACTCAGCACTTGGCTTAACACGGGTTATGTTTCAATGAACCCGACAAGTGGCTCACCTACTGCTGGTAGCTTAGGCACGACTGCACCTGTTGATGCAACCGCTACTGCTTCAATCACTGAAGCGGGTATGCGTGATGTTATCAAAACGGTGTACGAAGCTGGTGGCGATCCAGATGTTATTTTATGTAAACCGGCAATTAAGCAAGCGATCTCAGATCTAGCGCAGTCAGTGTCATCTCTTAGAACAGATACTAAGGGTGATAAACCTGCTCATGTTATCGCTGCTGTTGACGTATATGTCAGCGACTTTGGTACGTTTAAGATTGTGAGTGACCGAAATCAATTCCGCGAGAGAGATGTCTTTTTCGTAGATTTTGATTACTGGTCTGTGTCTTATCTCCGACCATTCCGTACGGAGAATTTGGCTAAGACTGGTGACTCTGTTCGACAGATGCTTGTCGTGGAGTATGGTCTTGAATCTAAGAACCAAGCCTCAACGGGCTTTTTAGCTGACTGTAAAGCGTAAGAGGTAAATAGGGGGTGGGTAAAACCACCCCCGATCTTATGAAACAAATAGAAACTGGTTGTCCGAGTGCGGTAGATGGAAAAGGTGGTACAGTAATATTTCCTTTTGGTCCGTGTGTATATGCGAACTTCATCAGCGACAAACTAAAGAAGTCACTTCTAAAAGAAGGGAATAAAATAAGGAGCAAGGAAAAGCACAAATTTAACAAACAACTTGCTGGAAATCTATACTTCGGTGGCTCCTATAATTACAGTGATCAGTATGTCAATGAAATTCAGGAAGAACTGACTGGTATTTTATTCCAGTGGTTTGATTTTATGAATGCACACTATGGTCCTCAAAGGCTGAACTTTGTATCTGGACAAGAAAAGTTTTCGATAGGATTGGATAATCTATGGGTCAACTATCAGAAAAGATACGATCATAATCCCAATCATCAGCATCATGGTATTGTTTCTTTTGTAATATACCTAAAGGTTCCTGAAGTAATATTTCAGGAGCAAGCTGAATCAAATGTAAAATCCGCTGGACACATTCTATTTAGATACGGGGAGTCAATAAGCCCCTTATGTGTCAGGGAGTGGGATGTAACTCCAGAAGAAAATCTGATACTCCTGTTTCCCGCTACTCTTGATCATTGTGTTCACCCATTCTGGGTTGAGGGAGAAAGGGTAAGCGTATCAGGGAATTTCACAATACCAGATCAGACAGTGCTGAGTCAAAATGGCATTTACTTCCGTGTAGGTCATTCGAGCATCCGAGCGAATCACGCCGTCATGGAATTCGTATCGCACGACACGGCCTCTGCGGTCGACCTCCATGAAACACGACTGCACAAGGCGATCGAC